CATCGCCACAAGCCGATTGTTTTTGGAGCAATGAAGCGGCGTGTGGCTGCGTTCAATTCGCCCAGTTCGGCGGGCGTGTACGCCCCTTGGCGCGGTGGCAACCTGGATGACGGTGCTAACTGCGGCCTGCCTTGTGCGAATGGCAACAATGGCCCCGGCACGGCGAACTGGAACGGTGTGCCTCGGCATGCTGATGATAAAATAGCCCTCAAAAGGGCATAAGCGTTTCATTGCGCCTGTGGCTTGACCACTAAGATCATGTTATACCGACACCATGCAGCTGAGCGTTTCGAGAGATACGGACGCATTGGTGAGAGCGTGGCCGCAGTTTTTGGGACTGCGTGGCGGCGAGTAGTAGAAATCCGTTCTGCCTGATTTAAGGCCGGGGACGGCAACCGAAAGTCGTTGAACATCAGCAAGTTTGGAGGCTTTAAGGATATGAAAACAAAGAGGTTCTTACAGCTCACGCACGCAATGTGTGAGCAGGCTGTCCTTGAAGCGTTTGATAAAAAATGGTTCCGCCGGGATTACCTCGCCACGGTGGAGAAATATGGAGGTGTGAGCCGTGCAGAATTATCGCGCGCCGCCCGGTTAAACGACTGGAATCTGCGTTTGGAAGTAGTGAACAGCATTGCTCTCGAAATGGAACAACGCGTGGAAGACCTTGTGGAAGGCGAGACGGACGACCTCGACCTTGAACCTGTGAGCGTATTTTATCGAATTGATGGGATCAGCATGAAACGGCGTGAGCTGTCCAACTGCTGCCCGATGCACCAAGCCTTTGGACATTTGGCGGTGATTGGACTGCGGCCGCTGCTTCGCGCAAAATTGCTTCCGTATCAATTCGCCAGCATCCCCGGAAAGGGGCAGATTGCTCTAAAACGTCAGGTTGAGCGTTGGCTTCGCAGGAAAAGCCTTGGAATTCAACACGCAGTCAAGCTGGATGTGCAGGGAGCGTATGCCCATACGAAACAGGCTGTCGTGATGGATATTCTGCGGCGTGAGATTCCGGGTGCGACATGGTTGCTGGCGGTCATCAAATGCTTGCTAGCGATGGCACCGGGCGAGGGACTGCTCATTGGCGGATACCTCGAAGCGTGGCTTTTCAACCTTGTTGCCAGCTATATGCTGGTAAAGGTGTTGAGCTATGCAAAGACTCGCCGAGGAGCGTCTACGCCGTTTGTGACCCGCAGCGGCAGCTATATGGACGACCTTGTTCTACTTGGGCGACGATGGGCCGATATACAAAGTGCGGCCCGGAAATTGACTAAGTGGGCGCTGGCTGAATTTGGGCTGACCATAAAAACCGAGTGGGTTCGGGTGGATTTTCTAAGCGCGGCTGAAGAACATCAGCGCCGACACATGACTGGAGCGGCGAAAGGGTGTCCGGGCTTGGATATGGCTGGCTATGTGATGCACCGTACCTACACCACGATACGCCCCAGAATTTTTCTGAGGGCTCGGCGGCAGTACATTCGAGCCAAGGCTGATGTTTCACGAAATGGATATGTGCCGGTCTGGCGGTCATACAAGCTGGTCAGCTATAACGGCTATTTTGACTGGACAAAATCTCGTGCAATCAGCGAAGCCCTAAAACAGAAAAAGCTGTTCACGGCCGCAAAAGTAGCAATCCGCGTAACGGCACAAAGAAATGCAATGAAGAAAGTGAGGATAGCAGCATGATTTTTATCGAGAACCTTGACCATAATCCGCAGGCAGTAACGCTGGAAAAACTGCCGGATGGTACGGCTTGGCTGTACCTGCGTAAGGACGCTCATGAGGTGCGAACCGAGGCTCCCGAAGGAGAGCAGGGCGGTACTTCGTGGGAGTGCACCACGGCTCTTTGCAAGTTGGGTTCCGATTATGCAGAGGAAACCGTGGAAAGCATCACGGCGGCGGCTGATGATTGGTGGGTCTATGCAGAAGCATGGACGACCGCTAATGAAGCTGCGCCCTCTCTGGAAGAGCGTGTGAGCGTGCTGGAAACTCTGTTTATGGGAGGCGAACTGTAATGGGCAAGGAGCAATTTTATCGCACCATGTATCGCATGAAGAAAATTACCGCCGTTGGCGTATGGGAAAAAGTGGATGAGGGCGAACTGACGAAAGCTCAGGCACTCCGCATCTGCGGTCCGCGCCCGAAAGAGTCCTGACGGGAAGGTGCTTTGATTGAGCCGAGAACAAAAGCTCGAAGCTCTATTGGCATCTGCGGTTCATCTTCTGGATTGCTGGGAGGACATTTCAGTTGAGACAGGAGAAGAGCCGGAAAATTATGGTGAGCAGAGAGCAATCCTGCAAGCCGAATACGATGCTATAAAGTGTTGAGAGAAGCCGTGCTGATGGTCAGCGCGGCTTTTTTGTTTGAAATGGAGGTGGATTGATTTTGATTTCCCCGTATAAGAACACTTTCAGGGTATCGCAAGCATATAGGCATCTGAGGTCAGATGGCACATATCACCAAGGCTATGATCTCGTTGGCATCGGAGACAAGCACATTTACTCTCCTGTATACGGTACGGTCATTCGCGCTGGATGGGAGTGCGCAACGCTCCCCAAAAAAGGTTTTGGCCAGCGCGTTGTGCTTAGGGTAGGGCGCACGAATTACTATATGTATTTCGGGCACTTGTCGCAAATCAATGTGGCTGCAGGTCAAAAACTGAAGCCGGGCGATTTGATTGGTGTTGAAGGGAGCACGGGTCACAGTACTGGAAGCCACCTGCACTGGGAAATTCGCATCAATGACATTAAGACGGGCTATGTGTCGGTGTATCATTATGCAGGAATCCCCAACGTGCCCGGTTCGGCAGCGTATACGTCTAACTGGGCGGCTGAAATCTTCGGCCCTGGAAATCTGAAGAAGTCGACCAGCGGCTATCCTCAGCGGCTCTATAATGCCGTGCTTCAAGGAGCGCTGGGCATCAACCAAGACGGCATCTTCGGCGCAAACACGGAAGAAGCTGTCAAAGAATTTCAATCGGCGCACAATCTGACTGCGGACGGCATCGTTGGAACGCAGACAAAGGCGGCGCTTTCTAAGCTGCTTTGAGAAAGGGGATAAGGTATGAATACTGCTACTATCATTACGGTTGCCATTATGGCCGTGGCGTTGGTCGTTGTTGCGGCCTGCATGATTCGTCTGGGATACAAAGCCCTGCTGGCCGAATGGGCGATTGAGGCCATCACCAAGGCTGAAAAAGAGTTCGTCGGCACCAAGCTGGGCGAAGCACGTCTGGCAGTCGTCGTATCGTGGCTTCGTGAAAAGGTGCCGGCCCCTCTGCGCTTTCTGGTCACGGACAGCTTGATTCAGAAAGTGGTGCAGGTGACCTTTAATGCGGCCAAGGCAGGGTTGGAGGTGCTGAAGGATGCTTAAACGGTGTGTGGAATGGCTCTTAGACCGTCTCCCCGTTACGAGATGGATCGAATTGCTGACACTCACCGACGACTGAAAGGAGGATACAGGTGCTTGCAGGAACAGCCGAAGTGTTTACTGTCACCGTTCCGGCGTGGCTTTTGGCGGCGCTGGCGTTCTTGGGAACTGTTTTGGGCGGCGCGATTTCCTTTGCCGTGAATCAGCTTCTTATCAAGGGCGCGGCAGACCGTGCGGCAAAGAAGCGCGAAAAGGAAGATGAACAGCGCCGTGAACGGTATATTTTGCAGATGGACAGCCGTAAGGCTACATTCGACCTGCTATCCTGCATTTGTGCCGGCATTGAGCGGATGGAAACGGAAACTGGGCAGATTTACTGGAACGGAGAGCTGAAACGCTGTCTCTCCCATTTGGAAGGCGTGGATGAACGGTACAGAGAATCAGACCAGCGGCAGCTTGCTGAACTGAATACTCGGAACAAATGACAACACCCCCGTCACCTGTCAGATGAAAAGTCGAAACAGGTGACGGGGGTGTTTTTTGCTTTTTATGCAATAAAGAATCACAAAATTCGTGATAATCTAACAATCCCCTGATTTTTCCAGAAGAAAAGAATATCTTTTATTGTAAGGAGCGAGCGAGTATATGATTAGAATTTTACTGTCCAAGAAGCTAGGCGAGCTGAAATGGACGCAAGCAGATCTGGCACGCGCCACAGGCATTCGGCCGACTACAATCAGTGATTATTACAACGAAATCGCGGAGAGGATGAATCTGAATCATTTGGACCTCATCTGCGAAGCGCTGGATTGCGAACCGGACGAAATACTTGTACGTGTTCCAAATCCTGAACCAAGGGTAAGGAATCGTACTGGCTTTGAGAAACCCGCGACGGAATCAAAAGTTGGTATATAAGGGAAAGGGCGGCTTTCGGGCCGTCCTTTTTTGTTTACTTGACACTTGTATGAAACAAGTGTTATTATAATAATGTACTTGAGGTATAGGAGGGAAAGAGATGGGATTGCTGGAAACAAACGGATTATCTCTGGAAATTCTATCAAATCTCTCTTATAAGAGTCAGCTTGGAAAATCTTTGAAGAACAATCTAAATGCGTTTGAAAAAGAGCGGTTGTTGCAAGATGCACTTACAGCGACTGAGTGGTTCGACGAGAATGAACTGTTAGCAGAAGTGGCATTGGATTACCGCGTTAAGTCGGAAGAATCTATCCGCTCAAAGTATGAGAGATATTATCCGGATCGTCCGGTATTAAAGGTTTTTAATGATTTGCTGGGGTTTCGCTCTCTTTGCGGGTCATATGAAGAAGCGTTGAATTTGGATGTTCCTCGAATCACAGTTGTGGATATGTCTCTGGGCAAAGCTCATGATGATGGGTATCGAGGCGTTCATCTTTATTATAAAAAGGATAATTTCCATTATCCGATTGAGATTCAATTTAATACATTTTTAGACAGACAACTAAATGACTGGTTGCACGATTATGTATATAAAAAGGCATATCCTGCATCAGTTGGTGGGAAGCTACGAAAAATGTATGAACAGGGGAAAATCATAAATCTTGAAGCATTTAAGGAGGCGCTTAAAAGTGTGCTATCTGGTTGCGAAAAATAAGAATGGGCATGGTTGCTATGCGCTGAAAACGACACATGGTAAGGCGCTCGTTGAATTGAAACGCGGGCTTAACAAAACTGCGGTTCCAAAGGGGATTCAGTTGGTGACAATCAGCCGTCCGAATGCGTATGGTGAGTATGCACCATACCATTTTGTACGTGATGAAACAGAATTTGCACACGCGGTTCACGAATTGTGTAAGTGAGAGTGGCAACTATGTGCAGAGCTTTTGAAGAAGTAAGAGAAGAAGGCGAACGCAGAAAGGCGATTGAGGCGGCCAAGCGGCTGCTTTTAGGTGGAAAGTTGTCCTACGAGGAAATCGCTGATGCGATGGGCCTATCCGTTGAAGAAGTCAAAGCTCTCGATACGAAGCGGTCTGCTTGATGCCGTGACATCATTTTGACAGCAATTTTCGTTGTAGTCAAAAACATACAATGGACGGAGCGGAAAATACACTTCGCCAAACCGGGAAGCTGTACCTGTTACAACCAGAAAATAGCTTTCCAGAATCGAGCTCGAGTAATCTGCAAACCCTGAAAAGTATTGATGCAATGCGATATTTTGAGAGCTGGAAGGCTCTGTGATACTGCTTTGATACTATCGGGCGATTATTCATAAAGAGAGACATGAGAATGCCCTCTGAGAAACGGTAAGTTTTTCAGAGGGCATTTTTGTGTCTT